CAACGGAGTTGTAACCGTTACTGTTTGCTAATTCCGACACTTGTTTAGGTATTTCCATAACGCAAAAAGGCACATAAAAAACGCCTTGCTGCAAAAGTATAAAATTATTTTTTAATTCAGTCATTCATGGACATAAAAGAATATTCAAAGCTGCTAAAAGCCAAACGGAAAGAACTGGATGGACTAATGAAACGGAAGATGCCGGTTATCGCCGGACGAATGGCAAAAGACCATTTTCAGGACAATTTCCGGCAGGGAGGATTCGTAAACGGGGGATTACACCCGTGGCCGAAAGCGAAAAGGCTGTCCTCGGGACGGACCGATGCGGCAGGGAACTACGGGACGCTGCTCTCCGGAAGGAACCATCTCTTCAGCTCCGTCAAATACATGCCGGGAGAATACCGGGTGAGGGTGGCAAACGAACTCGTCTATGCGCCGGTCAATAACTGGGGAGGAGAAGTGCATCCGACCGTTACGCCCCAAATGCGGCGTTTTGCATGGGCGAAGTATTACCAGGCCTCAGGCAAGGCTAAAAAAGCCGCCACGGGCAAAAGAAAAGGCAAAAAGAAGGGTTCTGCCGCAAACAATGAACCGCAGGAAAATCAGGAAGCGCTGAAATGGAAAAGGCTGGCGCTGACCAAAAAGAAAAAGCTCCGGATAAAAATACCGCAACGCCAGTTTATCGGGGAAAGCCGGGAACTGTCCGAAAAGATAGACCGGAAAATGGAGAATGAAATCAGAAATATTTTAAACTTATAACAACATGGAAGAAATTTTTATCGCAATCATGGAACGCATCGCCGAAAAGATACCTGAACTGTCATACATTGACGAGGACTACGGACAGCTTGAAGCCGGGGCGGAGGAGGACCACTACCCGGTAACCTTCCCCTGCGTGCTCATCGGGAACGCCGAATCGGACTGGAATGACCTCGGTTACGGGGTACAGAAAAGCGAGTCACTCATCACCATACGACTGGCCATTGACTGCTACGATGACACCCACTACACCTCCGGAACCTATGACAAGGTAAGGGAACGCCAGCTCAAGGCCAAAGAGCTGTACAAGGCCTTGCAGGAGTTCCAGTGCACGGAAGAGACCAGCCCGCTGGTCAGGGTAAAGAGCCGGGACTATTCGCTGCCGGGAAACATCAAGGTGTACGAGACGGTTTATTCCTTCACGCTGCATGACGAGTCGGCCATGCAGTAAGGGGAAGGTTCATTCCCCCGTGAACAGGGAAAGCTGGACGGCTGTCAGGCGGGGTTTCTTAACCTTTGGGACGGGCTTCACCTCCAAGTCCTTCAGTTCCCGACACTTGCGCCGGATAATGGACATGATCCGCTCCTCGGAAATGAAAAACTCCTGCCGGGACAACACTTTCAGGGCATCATCAAAACGCAGGCGCTGCACCTCCGTCCAGTAATAGTAACGGCGGCACAGGGCTTCATCACGGAGTTCTATCAGGTTCTTGTCTCGTCCTTTGGCCAT